TTAAAGATGCTGTCAAACCAATAGGTGATATACTTGACCCTATTGCTGATGCACTTAAAACAGTAACTGAACCAACAAAAGAGTTTCTATCTGAAGCTAATCAAACAATCAGAGAAGAACTACAAGGTTTTGATGAGGCAGTCCTCCAACCAATCACTAAGCCAGTAGGCGATGTCCTTTCCGCTGCCGATACAGCCGTTAGAGACGCTTTACCAGACATAGACCTACCTAGCGTAGACTTGCCTGACAGCGGCTTAGGAATGCTTACAGGAAGTCCTCAGCCTTTAAACGCTACAAAAACTACAGACTCTCTCTTTAGAGATGAGTTGTTTAAATTTAAAACTAAAGTAGAAATTAATCCTTTTGAACTTATTGGCAATGACAAACAATTAACTCCTAAAGAAATAGAGCTCTTACGAATGAGGAACATGTTTTAATGACATACTTAGAAGCAGTAAACAAAGTATTACGTAGGTTAAGAGAACCAGAGGTAGGCTCAGTGGATGAAACTGTCTACTCAAAACTTATTGGTGAGTTTGTTAGTGACGCTAAAAGTTTAGTAGAGAATGCGTGGAGCTGGTCAGGTAACATACAACAGAACCTTACTGTTGGTACATCTCTAACTGACCTTACAATACCTAATTCAACGGTAAACACACAGGTGCGTAGTGTCAGGAACATAGACACTAAAGCTAATTTAAAAAGGTTAGAGTATACTGACTATAGAGACTTGTTAGTAGATAATCTTTTAGTGCCTACTTTCGGCCCACAACCAGAGTTTTACGCTACTCAGTTTGACTTCACAACTGATAGTCAAAAAGTATACTTCTGGCCTCCGACAGAAGGGACTAAAACTTTCTACTTGAACGTCCGTTGGGATAACCGTGGTGACGATGTGTTGACAGACTCTTCGACACTTAGCGTACCTAGCTTACCTGTCGTCCAGTTTGCACACGCTATGGCTGTAGAGGAACGTGGTGAGACAGGTGGAACTACACCAGCTACACTCTTCGGCATAGCTAAGTCTACACTGTCAGACGCTGTTGCTTATGACGCAGCGGCTTTCCCTTCCGCAACTACGTGGGTGGATGTCTAATGGCTCAACGCATACAGAATCTAGCTGTATCTGCACCTGCTTTCTTTGGTTTAAACACAGAAGGTTCCCCTATCGGTATGTCGCCTAACTTTGCTGACGTTGCTGATAACTGTGTGATTGATAAGCAAGGTCGTATCGGAGCTAGACAAGGTTACACAGCGGTATCTACTAACGGAGCAACAGTCTTAGGGAGCAGTCGTGGCCTTGAGGCTGTGTTTGAGTACACAAGCTTTGCCGGTGTTAAGGTAGTATTCTCTGCTGGTAACAACAAGATATTCACGGGAACTACCACACTAACAGAGGTTACCTTACCTGTTGGTTACACCATCTCAGCCAACAACTGGAAGATAGTGTCATTCAACAACGATGTTTACTTCTACCAGTTAGGCCATGAGCCTCTGCGTAGCGTAGCAGGAAGCACTACACTTATAAACGTAACTAACGGTGGTCATAGCTCACCGGCTGCTAATGAAGTTTTGGCTGCGTTTGGTCGTCTCTGGATTGCTGATGTAGTAGGTAACAACTATACTGTTTATTGGTCTGACCTGCTTAACGGCAACCACTGGCAAGGCGGTAGCTCAGGCTCCTTAGACCTAACACTAGTATGGCCCACAGGTTACGATGAGATTGTAGCGTTGACTGAGCATAACGGTTTTCTCCTTATCTTTGGTCGCCACTCTGTTATTATCTATACTGGTGCTGACATTGTATCTACTACTGGTGCCTTTAAGCTGCATGATACTATTGAAGGTGTAGGGTGTATTGAGCGCGACTCTGTACAAGCAACAGGTAACGACATCCTGTTCCTGTCGGATAGAGGCGTAATGAGCTTAGGTAGACTGGTACAGGAGAAGTCTTTACCTTTACGTGATGTTAGTGGTAATGTACGTACAGATTTAATTAACTTGACAAAAGCAGAGACACTGCCTATACACTCTTTCTATAGTGCCTTCGATGCTTTCTACTTGCTCACGTTCCCTACGTCAGGAACTACATATTGCTTTGACGTAAGGGCTCCTCTTGAGGACGGTGCGTTTAGAGCAACAACTTGGTCAAGTATGAATCCTGTTAGCTTTGGTAACATAGCTGCTGATGGTTTTTACATAGGAGTAGAGAGCGGTCTTGTTTCGTATGGTAGCTACCTAGACGGTGCAGCTACTTACAAGATGAGTTACTTTAGTAATCCTCTTGACTGGGGCAACACTACAAACCTTAAGTTCTTAAAGAAGTTTAACGTAACAGTTATCGGCGGCTCCGGTTCATCCTTTGATTTAAACTGGGGTTACGACTACTCAGGAACCTACAACAAGCAACCAATCACCTTTGGCGCTGCTAATACTGCACAGTTTAACGTCAGCGAATACAACACCTTAGCAGAATACTCAGGCGGTGTCAGCGTGAATAAAGCTACAACCAACACAAGTGGTTCCGGTGTTTCAGTCAGTGTAGGTATTGAAACAACAATCAACACACAACCTTTTTCTATACAAACAATTGACATACACGCTCTACTTGGGAGAATTATTTAATGTCTAACTATACAAAAACTACAGACTTCACAGCAAAGGATAACCTTCCATCAGGCAATGCCGCTAAGAAAGTAGTAGGTTCAGAGTTTGATACTGAGTTTAACAACATCAGCACAGCTATCGCTACTAAAGCAGATACTTTAACGACAGCTACTAAAGCGTCTCCAACACTAACGGGCACAGTTGCAATAACTACAGCAGGAACCGCTGGAGCCGTAGCACTACAGCTGAACAACAACTATGCTCCCGCAGGTAAAATAACAACAGGCTACACAAGTCCTCAAGGATTTTTTAGTATAGGACAAGGTGCAACAGGTTTACGTTTTATAGACTATACTCAGAAAAACATATCTCCATTTAACGTAGACACCAATGCTGACAGCGACAACCTAGTAGACTTGGGTAAATTATCAGCTAGATTCGATGACATCTACGCTACCAACGGCACTATCCAGACATCTGACCAGAACGAGAAGCAAGACATAGAGGAACTAACTGAAGCAGAGACTCGTGTAGCTGTAGCTTGTAAAGGCTTGTTACGTAAGTTCCGCTGGAAGTCTTCTGTAGAAGAGAACGACGATGAAGCTAGAACTCACTTTGGTATTATAGCTCAGGACTTACAAGCTGCCTTTGCAGCAGAGGGTCTTGACGCTGGAGACTACGCTATGTTTATTAGCTCCTCTTGGGAAGATGAGTTAGGTAGAGAACAAACTAGATTGGGAGTTCGTTACTCTGAACTGCTTGCATTTATTATTGGAGGAATTTAACAATGGCTAATGGTTTTATGGATTTCTTAGGTAAGTACGGTGGTGACCTTTTAGAAGTGGGTGGCGAGTACTACATAGGTAAGCAAGGAGCTGATGCTGCTAGAGGTGCAGGTCAAGCTGGTCTAGCTAGAGGTTCGGCAATAGGACAGGCTGCTCAGGAAGCTTCTGGGTTTAAACCATACACAGTTACAAGCTCTTTAGCAACAGGCACTACAACTCCTGAGGGCGGCTTAAATATTAACCTGTCACCTGAAGAACAAGCTCGACAAGAAGCTAGACTTGCTCAGGCAGAAGGTTTGTTTGGCCGTGTAGGTGTTGACCCTTCTCAGCGACAAGGCGAGCTGCTAGAGCAAATAAGGCTTGCACAACGTCCTGAAGAAGAACGTGAAAGAATGCGTATGCAGGAAGGACTATTCTCTAGGGGTCGTGCTGGCTTATCACAGTCACAGTTTGGTGGTGGCTCTCCTGAGCAACTTGCTTTTGAAACAGCTCAGGCCGAAGCACGTAACAAAGCAAGTTTACAAGCGTATGACTTAGCTAATCGCGAACAACAGCAAGCGTTAAACATGGCTGGTCAGTTAACAGGATACGGTTACAACCCACAGCAGCAAGCTCTTAGTCTGTTTGCTGGCGGTAACTTACCTGCTCAGCTAGCGGCTCAAGGTCGTACATCAGGTGCTCAGCTAGGCGCTTCAGGTTCTCTTGCAGGACTTGAAGGGTTTATGCAAGGCGAACAGTTAGCTAATTACTTAGAACAAATCCAGATGCGCGGAATGATGGACGCTGGCGTAGGTTCTCGTAATGAAGAAGGTGTGGTTACCGGAGGTTTCTTAAGAGATGTGCTTGGCGGCCTCACAGGTAATACTATTTTTGACACAGGCACTGGCGGTCGAGGTATTGCTGACGGTATTGATCCTGATTATTTAAGCTCGTTTTTTTCCAACGGTGAATATACCGGCAATAAAGATACTTCACAGATTAATTTAAGTGATATGTCAGCAACGCTTCCTAAAGACAAGTACTTTGATCCTATAGACGGTGGTGTTTCTTTAGATAATTACTTTAAAAACTACGGAGCTTAAGACGATGGCACAAACAGATATAGCAGGATTGCTTACAGGTATTGGTTCCGCGCCTATTGACCCTATGGCTGGTGCTTCTATTGCCCAACAACAGATAGCGTTGGCACAACAGTCAGCCAATAGATTGCGAAGAGGAATCGGTTCGTTGACTGGTTCAGACACTCGCACCACTTCGGAAAAAGCTCAACAGGCTTTAGCAGGTCTTGACATTAGTAACGAAGCAGACCAGAAAAAAATATTGGAAATTGTTCGAAGAACTAATCCTGAAAAAGTTCCTCAGTTACTACAGCTGATTCAACAGAAGAATGAGCAGAAGAGACGGCTAAGTTTACAAGAGAGCGAGTCAGCGGAAAGACTTCAATTAGCACGTGAACAAGGTATTCGTTCTCAGGAGGCAGGTGCTCGTGCTCAGGTAGGTCTAGATTTACAGCGGAGGCAAATTGAGAACCAAGAGAAAGCAGCCGACGTTGAGGCTAAGCTTGCCGAGGATACTTTAAAACAGCAAGGTCTTTTAAGACAAGAATTTATAGACCAAGCTAATGAGGCTGGTAATGAACAGTTAGCTAAAGCACTTGCTAAAGGTATGGATCTAGATCAAGCACGTTCAATTTTATTTAGAGCAGGTTCTAAAGCTGTAGTTAAACCAGCAACAGCTGATGAAGAAGCGTATTATAAATCTCTTTTAAAAACACCTACTTTTAAAGAGGAGCTTTCTGAAGTTTTGAGCAGTCGTTTCGGTTTTTCGTATATTCCTGATAAAGTAGAAACTCAAGTGTTTAACAGAACAAAAGAAATAACAGTTAAAGAAGGGCTGACTGTACAGGAAGCGTTACGCAAAGCTGTTCTAGAAATAGCTGAGGCAAACAAGGAAAGTGACGACACAGAGAATAAGACACCTTTAGAAACTCGCAACAAGCCTGACTTAAATAAAGTAGAAGAAGCATAAAACTGAGGTTTTTTTAATGGTTGAAGAACTAACTAGACGCGGACGTAGAGACGAGCGGCCTGAACCTTTTGTTGGAAAAGCTGTTGCTATAAACAGAAAACAAAACAGACTTGACTCCGCAGAACAAGTTCGTCTTGAGAAAGAACAAGTAGCTAAGGAAGTAGAAAAAAGAGAGGAAGAGCTCGGCTATGTTATTACTCTTGAAGACATACTTAAAACACCTAACTTACAACGTAAAGCAGCGACTGCTGGCGACCGTGTTGTTGACGGTAAACTTGTACGTGTTTTTTCTTCTGAGGAAGACAGAATAAATGTTGATTATGTTATAACTCAGGAAGACATTAACAGTACACCTAATTTACAAAACCTAAACGCTGCTGCTGGTGACTTAATTGTTGACGGTAAGTTTATGTCTCGCGCTAAGCATGATGCAAAACAACAGTTTCTTTTCTCTTATTTAAAAGACTCTAACACAATAACAAACGCTTCTAAGTTTCTTGAAGCTGTGTTTCCTATGCCTACGTATGTCACACCTACGACATCATATGGTTTTACACCGGAGACAGTGGCTAAAAGCGTAGAGGAAAAGTATGGTAGAGACATAAGCGACCTAACTTTCGATGAAAAAAGAAAGGCTGTTAACCGGAGACGAGAACGAATACTGTTGAAATCTTTCGGCCCGATGTTTGACTTCCAGCCTGAGTCTAAAGCAGCAATAGCAGGAGCTATTTCAAAGGCTGTTCTTGACCCTATTAACTTAGCACCTGCCGGCGCTTCGGTCAAAGCAGCCACAGGCATTGGTATGGGCATTGCAGGATACGGAAGTATAACTGGCGACCTTATAAGCTCAGAGTCAGGAGAAGTAGACGTAAGTAAAGCGTTAATATCTACAGCTGCTGGAGGTATTTTAAGTGGTGGTATTATTAAAGGTGCTAATGTTCTTGCAGATAGAAGTGCTAATAAGATAATTAAAAAAGCACAGATAGTAATGGATAGAGCTATTCTTGATGGTGCTGACCCGTCTAACCCAAAAGCTATACTAGAGGCAGCAGGTTTGTCTCCCGATAAAGTAGCTGCTGCTCAGAAGAAAATAGGAATTAAGATTAAAGTCAAACCTGAGCAGATTTTAAGAAGAGAAACTGAACAAGCTGTGGTGAACGACAGTGCCTTTTCCCGTCTGTACAATAAGAAAGTTGACAGAGCGCTAGGCTCTCTCAGTACTCGGATTAAAAGCATAAGTGAACGGACGTTCGGCAGGCTACGTAGGTTTGAATTTGATTCTCATGTACGTACATCGGAAGCTATGGAAAAAGCTGAAGGTTTCGCTAGGGGTTTTGGTCAATTAGCTGAACCAGCAAAGAAAGATATTGCACGTATGTTATACAACGAAGACTTTAATGCAGCACGTGGTTTGATGGGTGCTGATTTAGCTAAGGTGTTTGATGATGAAGTCGTGCCAATGCTAAAGAGTTTTGGTGAGGAGCTACAAGAGTCAGGCCACTCGTTTGGAATGATAAATAATTTCTTTCCGCGTTTAGTTAAAGACTTAAAAGGGTTGCAAGACAGCTTAGGCATGGAGCAGAAAGGTGTCATCGACAAAGCTCGGAAACGTTACGCTGATTTTAAAAAGATACCTGTTGATAAAATATCTGATTCAGAGAATGCAGAGATAATTGATAGACTTGTACGTGGTGATAACTTCTTTATTAAAGATAACAAACCTTCTTTTCTAAGACAAAGAAAACTAACGCTTACGCCAGATCAGATGAAATTCTACGCTTCACCTGAAGAATCTTTATCTGTGTACTTACGTAGAGCTGTAAACGATTTAGAGAAGAGACGGTTTTTAGGTAAGAGCGTGGCACGTAACGAAGCAACTGGTCTTATAGATTTAGATATGTCTATAGGAAACTACGTAACAAAAGAAATGGATGAAGGTCGTTTAAAGTTAGACGATCAATCTGATTTAGTTGAGATGTTAAAGAGTCGTTTTATTGGAGGTGATCAGTCGCCTGACGCGGCTAACGCTGTGTTACGTGACTTAGGATACATGGGGACTATTGCTAACCCTATTTCCGCATTGACTCAGTTAGCTGACCTCGGTAACTCAATGGCGTTAAACGGTTTTAGAAACACGCTTAGTAGTTTTTTCAAAACAAAAGATGTCGGGCTTATTCAAATGGGTTTAGACGAGGTGTCTAAAGAAATGGCTGAAGGTGGTGCGCGTAAGACTTCCCTTCTTCTAAACAAGATGATGGGCGCTTCGCAGTTTAAAAGGCTAGATAGATTAGGTAAAGAAACTTTCATTAACGCCGCTTTTAAAAACGCTAAGCAGTTGGTCAAGACTGAGAAAGGGTTAGCTAAGTTTAAAAAGAAAATAGGTAATACCTATGGTAAAGAAACCGATGCGCTGATTGCTGACTTAGATGCTGGGATAATGTCTGACAAGGTTAAGTTCTATTTGTTTAACCAACTGTCTGACGTACAGCCTGTAACTCTAAGCGAGTTCCCGCAGACTTATCTTGACAACCCTAATCATCGAATACTTTACATGCTTAAATCGTTTACTCTTAAACAGCTTGACCTTGTTCGTAGAGAAGTAATACAGGAGTATGCTAAAGGGAATAAGAAGGAAGCTATTAAACAGGCTGGGTTGTTAGCGGGTTACTTAACAACAGCAAACCTTGGAACTCAGATGACAAAGGACTTGATTTTAGGAAGGGACGTTAAAGCAGAAGACATACCTTCAAAGGCTTTGTGGTCTCTGCTTGGTGTGTATGGTGCTAATAAATATACTACTGATAGATATTGGGCACAAGGTGATTTTAAAGGTGGAATAATAAACACTATAGCACCTGCCGCTCCCTTAATAGAAGCTGCTACAGGTTTAGCCACAGAGTCTTTTGATGCTGACCCTAACTATGCCAAGCTTGTCAAGCCTGTACCTGTGGTGGGTAATCTTTTTTACAACTGGTTTCTTGGTGGTGCAGAAGAGTATAACGAAAAGAACAAGTAATAAAAAAGGGGCCGCGAGGC